TTAGATCAAATATGAATAACTTTTAGTAAAGGAGTAAAAATGAATATTGATAAATTAAGAGAGGAAATTGCAGCAGATGAAGGTGAAGTACATGAAATATATCTCGATCATCTCGGCCTTCCTACTTTTGGCATTGGTCATCTGGTTAGGGACGACGATCCAGAACATGGATGGGAAGTCGGCACAGCCGTCAGTAATGATAGATGTGTTGAAGCCTTCAATGAAGATATCAAAACAGTCGTGTCTGACTGCTACAAACTATACCCAGACTTTGACGATTTGCCAGAAGAAGCTAAAAGAATAATCGCTAACATGATGTTCAACATGGGTCGCCCTCGTTTATCTAAATTTAAGGGAATGAAACGTGGTGTAGACGCTCGTGATTGGAACGCAGCAGCAGATGAAATGGTTGACTCGCGATGGTATCGTCAAGTAACAAATCGTGCTGAACGCTTAGTTAAACGTATGAGGTTGGTATGATCTGGTTAGAAAATTTTTTTATAAGATTATTTAAAATGAAAGAACAACCTAAATACTTAGGAGGTAAAAATGAAGTGGATTAAAAACAGATTATTAGAAAGAACTTCTTGGGACGGAATAGTTCTTATTGTTACAGGAATAGCAATGGTTATAACTCCTGTAACTCTTATCGCTTATGGAATGATTGCTTATGGCGCATGGACTATCTGGAAGAGTGAGTAATGTTTAGACTATATGTGCTAATTTTTATTGTAGCGATACTGGGTGGTGTTGGTTATAGTGCAAAGTACTATTACGATACCACCCAAAACACTATAGCCACACTAAGAGATAATAATGCAAAACTAGAAGTCGCTGTTGATACTGCACAAACCAGTGTAGAAACATTACAAGGCGATATAGTTAAATTAGGTAAGCTAAATAAATCTTTACAACAAGATTTACAAAAAGCTGAACAATATGGAGACGAACTCAGAGCAAAACTATCGAAGTTAGATCTGGTGGTAGAAGCTCTTAAAGGTTCAAAAAGTTTAGAAGGAAAGATGAATGGTGCGACAGCAAATTTGTGGCGTGACTTCATGGGCGATACTGGCGGTAATGCTAAGCGTCCTCTTCCTAACTGGTTGCAGCCGGTTCCAGCCGGAGCCGGAAGTCAAAGTAGTAACCAAAGTGGAGAGAACTCAGATACCAACAGTAGCAGCACCGAAGCCACTAGCTCTCAGTGATACTAGAGTTTTTGTAGTTACAAAAGATAATTATGATGAATTCGTAAAAGAGTTCACTGAAACATATGGTGATCTTGCTTTTGTGGCTCTCAGTATGAAAGATTATGAAAACCTGGCACTAAATATATCAGATATTAAAAGATACTTGGAACAACAAAAACAGATAATCTTATACTATGAGAAAGCTGTAACTGAAAAGGATTAAAAATGAAATATAGTTTAGCTATGTTTGCAACGCTTTTTGTAATGTCACAAGCGGTTGCAGATGATTTTTTACAAATGAGAGAATTTAGAAATAACCTTTGTTATGACGGCGATACTTGTTATGTAATTGCCCCTACACTTCCAGAACCGCTTCAAAAAATGAGTGTCAGGATTTTAGGAATTGATACTCCAGAAATTAGAGCCAAATGTGATGAAGAAAAGAAGTTAGCACTTGAAGCCAGAGCTTTAGCTAATAAACTATTTAGAGAAGCAAAAGATATTGAATTTGCTAACTTAAAATGGGATAAATATGGTGGTCGAGTACTAGTCGATGTTTATCTTGATGGTAAGTTATACAAAGACGAAATTATTAATGCTGGATTAGCTAGGCCTTATGACGGTGGGACTAAAGAAGAATGGTGTAAATAATGATTGCAAAAATGTTTGAAGATACTTTATGGATTTATACTGCTATAGCAGGCTCTCTTTTAGGTGCGGCTTTTTTAGCTTATTTTAAAGATACAAAAGCTGGTTTGTGGTGTTACGCTAAACTTGATATATTTCTTGATTATTTAGTAGAGCGCTATAGTTGGAATTGGTTAAAACAACCTAAAGATGCTTGGAGAAAAAAGTATCCTCATGTAACTAAAAAAATTGATGAGTTAGAAACTAGAATTAGAATACTAGAGAATCAAAAATTAGATAACAAACCCTCAGAAAATAGTTATCAAGATTCAATATAAGAAAGGATTAAAAAATGGCAGAAGATATTAAAGAAGCAGGATTTCACCCTGCAGATTCTAATGGTGATGGCACTGTAAGTAACGAAGAACACGCAATGTACTTAGAATTTAAAAGAAAAGAAATGGAAGATGCCGATGCTCAAAGAGATGCTATGAGAAAAATGACTTGGTTTGCTTTAGCAGGTATGTTATTATACCCAGCTGTTATTTTAGGAACTTCTTTTTTAGGCTATGATAAGGCTGCTAATATTATCGGAGATATTGCACCTACTTATTTTGTGGCAATTTCTGCATTAGTCGCAGCATTTTTTGGTGCTGACGCACTAAAGAAGAAATAGGTGACATATGAGGAATCAAATTATAGAACAAGCAGAGTTTTGCTCAAAACTTTCTGACATAGTATATACAAATGAATCTAAAATTAGAAGCAGGTTTTTGGGATCTGTTGAAGATATCAATAACTTTGTTTTTATTTCCAAAGAAGGAACCCAAGCTGTTTGCTTTACTCAAAGAGGTAATAAATATATTGTTTTCAGAGGTACGGAACCTACCCAGTTTAAGGATATTAAGGCAGATTTAAAAGCATATAAAAGACGTTCTGAAACAACAGGTAGAGTTCACGCAGGTTTTAAAGATGCTTTAGACCTAGTATGGAAAAACATTGAAGGATGGTTAAAAAAACTTCCAACACAAGGACATATTTATGTGTGTGGACATTCTTTGGGAGGAGGTTTAGCTACTCTCGCAGGTTCTAGAATAAAACATAGTATTGTTTATACGTTTGGATCACCTCGTGTAGGTAGTTGGTCTTGGTGTAAAGCACAAACATTTGAACACCATAGGTTTGTAAACAATAACGATGTTGTTACTAAAGTACCTTTTTTCTTGCTAGGATATAAACATTATGGTAATCTACATTATATAAATTATTATGGAAATATAAGAAAATTAACTTACTGGCAAAGAGTTAAAGACCAGTGGAGAGGAAGATATCGTGCTTTACAAAAAATGCAATGGTTTGACGGTATTTTTGACCATAATATTAGTCTTTACCACAGCAAGATAGAAAATGTATTACGTAGCTCTAGTTAAATGCCCGCATTGCGGCACCAATCAAAATACCATTGTAGGGAAGGGGTCATTCTTCCCTACAAATATTTTAAATTGTGAAATGTGTTCTAACTTATTTGAACAACGATCACAGCTTTATAATATTCCTTATCGTTCTGTATTTAATAAAAGTAATAATCATCTTGCTTCTTAGTCTTTGATTTGTTATAATTTCTTATAAACTAAAAGGAGAACCAAATGGCTAAGAAAAAATCAAGAGCGCATCAAGTGTCAAAAGGTGAGCGTAAGTCAACAGCTAGAAAAACAACTTTAGCTATAAAAAATGCTCGTTCTTTGGAATGGAAGATGGAAAACCTAATAAAAAGCTGGTCTAAAGGATTAAATCCTTGGATTACAGTTAATAATCCTAATAAAGAAGAGACTAATAAACGTACGATCCGTATTCGTACTAATGATTATTGGGGTTATCCAAAACCAGCCCAATTAAAAATGAGATTATCGTGAAAATAAATTATAAATATAATGAACCCGCTTTATTAGAAGAGATTAGTGATTATATTGACAATACGTATAATCAACACTATTCGATGAATAATTTTCAAGCTACAGAATTTATTATTGATTCTGGTATGGGAGAAGGCTTTACTCTAGGTAATGTTATGAAATACTCTCAACGTTATGGTAAAAAGGCAGGTAAAAATAGAGCGGATTTATTAAAAATTATTCATTATGGTATATTAGCGTTGCATAATCACGATGTATTAGATAAGGAGAATAGGTAATGAATGTAAGACTAATTAGTTATAGTCAACCTCCAAAAGACTTATATGTGGGCGAAGATATGCAAGAATTAGTAGCATATTGTGCTAGAGTAAGTAATCCTAATAATCAAATGAATAGTGAGACTAGTTCTAAATTAATTAAATATTTAATTAATAATCAACACTGGTCGCCCCTTGAAATGGTAAATGTGTGTTTAGAAATTAATACTACTCGTGATATTGCTCATCAAATTGTGCGTCACCGCTCTTTTTCTTTTCAAGAATTTTCACAGCGTTATGCAGAGCCTAAAGAAATGGGAGAGCAGTTTGTAAGACGTGAAGCCAGACTTCAAGATAGTAAAAACAGACAAAATTCAATAGAAACAGATGATGAAACTTTAAAGAATCAGTGGTTAATCCAACAAGATCATGTTATCGTAGCAGCTAATAAAGCTTATCAGTGGGCTATTGAAAACGGTATAGCTAAAGAACAAGCCCGTGTTGTATTACCTGAAGGTCTTACTAAAACACGTTTGTATATGAATGGTACGCTTCGTAGTTGGATTCATTATATTGATTTACGTGGTGCAAATGGTACACAAAAAGAACATATGGAAATTGCACATGCTTGTTCTAAAGTTATTGTAGAAGTGTTTCCTCTAGCTGAATTTTTATAAACAAGATAA